CCCCCCACCTAGCCGGGTTTCAAAACACTATAACTCAGAAACAGGTCGTGTTGCAATTGTTTCCAAAACAACAGGTTGTGCAGGTAACCATGCGGCCTCCCTGCATGATCGTGTGGGTACTGCAAGATGCCCAAACCATCGTGGCTGAGAGAGCAAACCAAGCGGCAATGATCGCTTTTTTCATGTTTCAAACTCCTTTGTAAAAAACCAACAAATGCGGGAAAGTCCCTACTTAAACCACTCTGGCCGCAACAGTTGCAATTGCCAAATTCGTGCCTTTGGAACATCTTTCCATTGAGCAACCGCTGCCTGGCTAATGCCTAGCAAATTAGCCAACTTCTGCTGTGATCCCGCAAGACGAACAAAATGATCCTTTGACATAAGCCAGATTATACAGAAAAGCAACACTTTTCACTCTTAGGGTAAGCCCTAACAAAAAAACCTTTGACATTTCCATAAGCCAGGTTATAGTTCACTCATCCCGTAGCGCAATGCAAGCGGTCTTTTAAGGAGCATCAAATGTCCATCAATCAAGAAGTTGTCGCAGAACTCAAGGAGATGAAAAAACTTGGGATTCGCGTACCGGCAAAAGTTCTCAAGAATGCAGAAACCGCCGACCTCTCCGAATTCAGCAACATGAAGATTAGCGAACTTGCTGATTTGCTTATTGATTTGGCTTAAGGAGCACACATGATTCGCCAACCAAAAATTTACAGCATCCCGTTGGTCAACACGGGCACACACGAAACTTTCGTGATTGTTGTTGATGGCATTCCTCAATCCGTCAACACATGGAACTTCACGGAAGATGAAAAAGGCAATCGCACTTTTTTGCTAGAGGGCGTGACTGCTTGGCAATTAACCTTTGCCGCGAACACTATTGTTCAGGTCATTCGATGACATGGCGCAATGCCACGAAGTTATAAAAACCAATTAACCCCTGGGGCTACGGCCCCATTCCTTGAGCGCTAACTGGAGCACACATGAAAAACTACCGAACCCCCCGCAACCTTGCAGATGCCACCTACACGGTTGGTCACAGAACCGAACAGCCTGAAAAGGTCTTGCGGTATGTCTACGCATTCGCCGCAGGTTTCCTGCTCGCCATGATCGTTTTTGGAGGTTGAACATGAACGCACAACAAATCATTGAGAGCATCCGTGACTACCGTGATGCCCACTTCTCCAAAGATGACCCCATGCGTAACGAGTACCAAGTGGGTTGCCTTGAGACAAAGATCATGGAACTTTGTTTCATCTACAACAACACCGTGGAAGCCCTGAGAGAAATTCAGCGCGAGTTGGAGGCGAAATGAGATACCTTCTCCTCCTATTAGCCCTCACGGGTTGCGCTCAGATGAAAAACGAAGCACCCGACCAGAAGCTCATCATTGATGACAAGGTGCAACCGATGGGTCGTCACGAGGTGATTGATGCGGTTCGCCAATGCGAAACATCTGGTCTGCGAGCCATTCCGTTGTATGCCAAGCGCAAGATCAACGGGTACACAGTTGAAACAGTCGTAGAGGTCACTTGTGGCCCGAAATATCAGTTTTAAGGAGCACTCATGGAAACACCAATCGGAACAAAAGTAGCGGCGGCATTCGTTAAGGCGCAGAAAGAGTTTGGCCCTGCACTCAAGCTGTCAAGCAATCAGGCATTCAAGCAAAACGGCAAGGTCAGCCGATACGCTGATTTGACGTCTTGCTTAGAGGCGGTCATGGACGCGCTGAACAACAACGGAATCGCATTGATGCAACGCACTTACGAATGCAAAGATGGGGTGATGTTGGAGACTGTGTTTCTGCATGAATCTGGCGAGGTATTAGAGGGTGGGTTGCTTCATGTCCCGGCAACCAAACATGACGCGCATGGATATGGCTCTGCCCTGACCTATGCTCGGAGATACAGCCTCATGGCAACCTGCGGCATATCGGCAGAAGATGACGATGGGAATGCGGCATCTGGCAAACCAGAACCCAAGCCTACAACCAAGGTAGACCCTAGCATGATGGCAGACCACCTGGCGGCAATTGAGGCGTGTGCTGATATGGCTTCCCTCAAGACCACCTACAACGCCGCCTATGCGTCCTGTGATGGGGATGCGGTATGGCAAGCAAAGGTAATGGCAGCAAAAGACAAGCGCAAAAAGGAGTTGGCAAATGGATAACAAACAAGACATAGATTTGCTTTTTGAAACAAACAGCGCTGATTTAGAAGCATTGCAGGATGCTCAATTTACCCTTGAAGCAATTAAAAGTGCTGACCCAGGCACTTACGATGAAATCATTGATGAGTCTTTAAGACTTATTCAAAAATCATTGAGTATGAGCCCTCAAAGTTCCATAGAAAGACTAGCAAAACAGTTAGGAGTCAATACATGAGAAAGCACTACCTTTTACCAAGTGACTTTGCTGGATTTGCGGTAACTAAATTTAAGAGAGCAAAAGATGCGGCATTAAAAGCAAAACGTGAATTTCTAGCAAAAGAAAACGCAGAGGCCGTGTTAAGGATTGAGCGTCAAGGTTTGGGATTGATCTACAAAGAAAAAACAGTTCGATCTGGGTTTACGTTGCCAACAAGTTATGAAGGTTATTGGCTAATCAAGCCAAAGAAAAACACGATCATAGGAAAGCGTGTTCAAAAAGAAATGGACGATGTTTGCAAGTTACTTGACGATTGGCAATGGTCAACAGAAAACGCTTTAGGAATATATGAATCTGTGTATGACAAAAGGGAATTCCACAACACCGTTTGTTACGCATTGAAGGATGATTCAGTTGCAGTCAGCCAGCACAAGGACGCAAAACATCAACTGCCAGAGCAATATGCAATAACAAAAGAACTGTTTGAAACAATAATTAAGGAGGCAATTTAATGGAACAGAAGTCAGAAGAATGGTTCAAAGCCCGTCTGGGCAAGGTAACCGCAAGCCGTGTTGCTGACGTACTTGCCAAGACCAAAACGGGCTACAGCGCCAGTCGTGATAACTACATGGCTCAGTTGGTGGTAGAACGCATGACCAACACCCAGGCCGAATCGTTCACCAACGCTGCCATGCAATGGGGAACGGATCAGGAGCCGTTTGCAAGGGCGGCTTACGAAGTCCAACAGAATGTCCTGGTAGACGAAACTGGCCTAGTCGATCACCCAACGATTGAGATGGCTGGCGCGTCCCCGGACGGGCTGGTGGGGGAAGATGGGTTGGTGGAGATCAAATGCCCCAACACGGCGACCCACATTGATACGCTATTGACGCAGACTGTGCCTGGGAAATACATTACACAGATGCAGTTTCAGATGGCGTGCACAGGTCGCCAATGGTGTGATTTTGTCTCTTTTGATCCAAGAATGCCGACCAAGGCCCAATTGTTTGTCAAAAGGGTTTATCGGGACGATGGTTTTATAAAGGAGATGGAATCGGAGATAACAAAGTTCTTGGCAGAAGTCACCGCCAAGGTGGAGCAACTTAACAAACTAATCGCATGAAACATCAATTCGACATCAAATTCGCCGCACGCAAATACACAACCCAAAATGGGCAGGAAAAGACGTACTGGAGCCCTCACGGAACGGTTTGGATTGAATCTGACCAGCCTTTGGACATTAAAAGCCTGACCATCAAAATTGACAGCATTCCGCAGTCAGCCAATTGGGAGGGGTATTTCAAGGCATTTGCCCACCGCCCCAAAGAAGAAGGCAATATGTACCCCAAGGGAGGATTCCCTCCAAACGATTACAACGAAGATTTCTGATTAACGGGCGGGAAAACGGGTTAGCGCCGTGGTCACTTTTCTAAAGTGTTGTTCAAGCCGCCTCTGCTTTATGAGACCCGCCCACCAATTTTGTGCTTATAAGGAGCAAATATGACTAGAGATGACATCATCCATGGCGCGGGAGGCTGGGTTTTCTGAGTGGGCCGTTGGTCTGTCGGAGATGCCCATGCATCTTGAACGCTTTGCCGCCCTTGTCGCCGCCGCAGAGCGTGAGGCGTGTGCGAAGGTGTGTGAGGACAGCGTGGAATACGCTGGTGATACTTTGGCCGCCGCCATCCGAGCAAGGGGACAAGCATGAGCATTTTTGACGTACTGAAGAAAACCAACATCTTCCCCCGGGTTCGCAACACCGACCCCAACACAAGCGCTGAGGCTGCTGACAAGGCCGGTAACCTATCCATCCAGCATGGGGAAATCATCGTCCAGGCTTTGGTTGCTTACGGGCCTATGGGTAAGGATCAGATTGCCGAGGTGACTTATCTGGACGGAAACCAGGTCGCCAGACGCATGAAAGAACTTGAAACCCTAGGGTTAGTCCAACTGACCGGGCGCACAGTCAAGAACAAATCAGGCCGTCAGGAACGGGAGTGGGGCGCTACAATGTGCGCTTGACAAGTCCCTAGATTTGTCGAAAATTGAATTTCCCACAACCTTGCAAGGACTCAAAATGGGCAAAATGGACAGCATGAAAGGTGTGAAAAGCACCACCGGCGCAACCCCCCCGAAGGGTGCAACCTCTAGCGACATGACCGGCGAGCGCAAAGAGCGCATGGTTGGTGGCGTGGCAATGGGCAAAGAAGATGCAACCGGGGCTGATAAACAGTTCAACACGGGCCGCACTTCTGGCATTTGCTACACCCACACCCGTAGCGACTATCGTTAATCGAGGCACGCCAGGGAATGCCCTCCCTGACGCCCTCTAAACTCAACTAAACAGGAGTTGAATCTGTGAATCATTGTAGCGATTGTCGACACTTTGTCGATCACGAGGTGATGGGTCAATGCCGCGCTCATCCACAGTTTGTTCACAAGCACCGCAATGATTGGTGCGGGGAATTGTCTCCTAAACCGCTACCAAGCACCACGCTCACGGTGTCTGCTGGTAGTTCGCTAGTTCTGCCTGTTGTTGATACGATGACAGAGCCCAAAAAACGCAAATACACCCGGAGGCAAGATGTTAAGACCTCTGCGTGACAAGATCATTGTTAAGCCAGCCCAGCGTTTCCGGTCTGAATTCTTGGATTTAAACCAGGTTCAGGGCGTAGAAACCGTGGGATTTGTGGTAGCCGTTGGCCCAGAAGCCCGGGATGTTGGACTGAATGTGGGCGATAAGGTGCATTTTGGGACTGTGGCAGCAGACGCTGGCAACGAATACCTGAAATTTGAGACTGTAGAGATTGACGGACAGCGCCATATCAAAATGTCGTGGCAAGACGTCTGTTTTGTGGAGGAAGCATGAGCCTTCAATGCCCTAAATGCAAACAATTTAAGTTGGTGTATGCCAATTCAGACGATATGTACCGTTGCTCAAATTGCAATTATTGGTGGTATACGGATGAATTATCTTAATATCTGCTTTTTTGAGGAAAAAGAATGAGCAAAGAACTGATCGAAACCCGAATCCAAGACCTCATTGCCAAAGGCAAAGAATTAGAGCAAACTGGTAGCCAGATTCAAGTGCAACTGCAACAGATCAATGGTGCATTGCAACAATGCCAATGGTTTCTGACTGAACTGGAAAAACAAAATGTCCAAGAAAGCTGAACACGACAAGCCCATTCCGCACAAGACCACGGGCAAGGATAAGACCTACAACCCAACCGAAAAGGGTGCGGGTATGACTGCCAAGGGGCGTGCTGAATACAACGCTAAGAACAACGCCAATCTAAAGCCGCCAGCGCCTAATCCCAAAACCAAGAAGGACGAGGCAAGGAAAGATTCTTTCTGTTCAAGAATGACTGGGGTAGTCAAGAACGCCAAAGGCCCGGCAGAGCGTGCCAAAGCCTCGCTGAAGAACTGGAATTGCTGATGAAACAAGGACTCTACGCCAACATCCATGCCAAACAGGAACGCATCAAGCGTGAAAAGGCAGAGGGAAAACCTGTGGAAAAGATGCGAAAGCCTGGTTCAGAAGGTGCGCCGACTGCCAAAGCATTCAAAGAATCGGCAAAAACTGCCAAAAAGAAGTAAAGTGTTGGGTGTTAAGCCAGCATTCGAGGATGTCAATGTGGGGTGTTTTCTGGCTTTCCGTCCTGCCTAGTTAACGACCAAATCGAGCCCAACCATGCCAACACTAGCCGATCTCTACAGCGCAATTGGAACTGCCAAACGCAAGGCATCGGATTTTGTTCAGAATCCCATGATGAGCCTGGGCCAGATGGCGGGGAACGCCAATGACCGGGCTAGAGTGTTAAATGAGATGACTGCGGCAGCGGCAGAGGAAAAAGACCTATATGGGCCGGCAAGCAGAGCATTAGGGCAGAAGTTAGCAGAGGCTTACAACCCTATAGGGATGACTGTCCTAAAGGGATTACCAAAAGATTATTACGAGCTTAATACGTTGGCTACACAAGCGTATGCAGATTTGCGTAAGGCTCCGAGTAAAGAGGCAAAAGATAAATATGTTGCATTGATGGAAGCAAGAGACAATGCGGCAAACAATCCATCAAAAAATTATGTGCCGCCAACTCCAGACGAGGTTGCGGATACTTACAAAGGTCAGCATCTTGCTCCAACTAAGGGAAGCGGCAAACCCTTACATGACTTAACGGACGTTTACCCAGACGATTTTTATTCGTTTGAAGCGCCTCGCCTGTATGGACACGGTGAAAATGAACTAAGAGATGCGCGGATAATTCGCCAAATTCAGTCATTGAAAGACCGACCAAATCGCCCTGTAACCATTTACCGGGCAGTTCCTAAAGACACTCCAAGAGGGACAAAAATCAATCAAGGCGATTGGGTGACCACCGATAGAGAATATGCTGTCGATCATGGCATGGGCGCACTAAAAGGTGAATACAAAATAATTAAACAAACAGCAAAAGCGCGTGATTTGTTCACAAACGGCGATTCCATCTACGAAATGGGATATGACCCGCAACCCTATATTCCTAGATCACAAAGATGACTGAAACAGCCGAAAAGCGCCCTGTTGGTAGACCAACGCTATATGACCCAGCACTTTGCGAAAAAGTGGTGGAATTGGGCAAACTTGGCAAGTCAACTGAGGCAATTGGTGCTATTTTGGGCGTTGGAACTAAAACTTTATACAACTGGCGGGATCAACATCCAGAATTTTTACACGCCTTGGAACTTGCCAAGGAGTTTGAACTTCAATGGTGGGAGGACATAGCCCAAACCCACATGGTCGAGAACAAAGAAAGTGATCGATTGAACGCAACAATCTGGTCACGGAGCATGGCAGCAAGGTTCCCGAAGAAGTACCGAGAGCAGGTAAAGCAAGAGATTACGGGTGCAGATGGTGCGCCTTTGCTGACAGGCATCCAGGTGTCTTTTGTAAAGCCGAATGAGTAACATTGCCAACGCAGAATTCCCGGAGAAACTAGCGTGTCTGTTTGACCCGCCCTCAATGCGTTTCAGGGTTCTGTATGGTGGGCGCGGTGGAGCAAAGTCTTGGGGGGTAGCAAGGGCTCTCCTAATCAAAGGCGCACAAAGCCCGTTGCGGGTACTCTGTGCCCGTGAGTTCCAGACCTCAATCAAGGATTCAGTCCATAAGCTACTGAGCGACCAGATTGAGGCGCTTGGACTTAGTTCGTTCTACGAGATCACCCAGGCGCAGATACGGGGAAAAAACGGGTCTGAGTTCAACTTTGTTGGCCTGAAAAACAACGTGGCGAACGTCAAGTCTTATGAAGGCGTGGACATTTGCTGGGTTGAGGAGGCGCAAACAGTATCCCGGCATTCCTGGAACGTGCTGATTCCGACCATCCGTAAAGAAAAGTCCGAGATATGGCTTACGTTCAACCCGGAACTGGAAACGGACGAAACCTACCAAAGATTTGTCATTCACGCCCCTGACAACGCTATCGTCCAAAAGATCAACTGGTCGGATAACCCTTGGTTTCCAGAAACCCTGAAGCTGGAAAAGGACGCGCTAAAGCTACGCGACCCTGCTGCCTACAACGTGGTCTGGGAAGGTTTGTGCCGCCAGACTGTAGATGGGGCGGTGTTTGCCCGTGAGATGCAAATGGCAGAGTTGGAGGGCAGGATCATGCGTGTCCCCTATGACGCGACAAAGCCTGTCCACGCCATCTTTGATTTGGGATGGTCGGACGCCACGGCAATCTGGTTTCTCCAGTTTATTGGGATGGAAACCCGCCTGATTCGGTACATTGAGGGCAGTCAAAAGACCATTTCCGAGTACTTGGCGACCATGCAATCGTTTGGATATATCTACGACACGCTGTGGTTGCCCCATGATGCTGAGAACAAAACCTTGGCGGCAAACGGCAGAAGCATTGAGGAAATCGTCCGGGCGGCGGGGTATAAGACCCGAATAATCCCCAGAACGCCGGTGGCAGACTCGATAAACGCCGCTAGGACGTTGTTCCGTTCGTGTTATTTCGATAGGGAAAATTGCCACGAAGGGCTACAATGTCTGCGACACTATCGGTATGAGGTTGATCCAGAAACAGGCCAATTCAGCCGAAATCCTCTGCACGACCATTATTCTCATGGCGCAGACGCTTTCCGCATGATCGGGCTGATGGTGAATGAACCTCGCAAGCCGGTTAGAAAGCAACTGAACCAACAGTTGTATGCGAACAGCAACCTTTCATGGATGGGCTAAACATGGCTGACGATACCTCCTTGAGCGACTACGACCCTCGCATTGATAAAGCCAAGAAGTTTCTCAAGATGGCGAATGATGCGGATACCATGAACCGCCAGGAAGCCCTTGAGGATTTGAAGTTTGTAAACGGCGACCAATGGCCCGTTGAACTGCAAAACAGCCGCAATCTCGAATCCCGCCCGGTTCTGACCATCAACAAGATAGATGGCTACTGCCGTCAGGTGGTCAACCAGATGCGCCAACAGCGTCCTCGGGTCAAGGTTCACGCCGTCAACAACGAAGCAGACGCCAAGATCGCCCAAGTCATTCAGGGCATTATTCGGCACGTTGAGGTCAATTCAAACGCAGACATTGCTTACGACAACGCCGCTGATTACGCTGTGCGTGGCGGTTGGGGTTTTATTCGGGTTCGCACCGACTATGTGAGCGAGGACTCGTTCGAGCAGGAAATCTACATCGACCCTGTTCATAACCCGTTCACGGTCTATTACGACATCAATTCCGTGGCATTGGATGGCTCAGACGCTGAAGAATGTCTGATTACCATGATGATGCCCAAAAAGGTTTTCCAAGACCTTTACCCGGACGCCGAGGTGGATTCGTTCACCCAGCGAGGTACGGGTGATGACCATTCGGAGTGGATTCAGAAAGAGGACATTCGGATTGCCGAATACTTCTACACCGAGCGCCGCAAAGCCGAGTTGGTTCTGTTGTCTGACGGGACATCGGTGTTTGCCGATGACCTCCCGGATGCAGAGGTAATGGCTACGGCTGGCGTGACCGAGATTTCCCGGCGTGCGTCCTATCGCAAATATATTAAATATTGCAAGCTAACTGCCATCGAAATCCTTGAGGAAAAAGAATGGCCCGGTAAGTACATCCCGATTATCCCGGTGTATGGTCGCCAGGTTGTCATTGGTGACAAGCGCAAGAAGTTCGGTATGGTTCGCTACGGCAAAGACGCCCAGCGGATGTATAACTTCTGGCAGACCTCCATGACGGAGAGCGTTGCACTTGCGCCCAAGGCCAAATGGTTGCTTGCCGAGGGTCAAGACGAGGGCCACGAGAACGATTGGGCAATGGCTAACATCAAGTCCTTGCCTGTTCTGAAATACAAGCAAACGGACATTGAGGGTCGTGCCGCCCCCGTCCCCCAAAGACTACAGCCCGAGCCTCCCGCCGCGGGCATTATGTCAGCCGCGGCAACGATCGATGATGACATCAAGACGCTCATGGGCATATTTGACCCGGCGCAATTAGGTCAAGGCAACATCTCTGGCAAAGCCTTGAACGGGCAGATGCAACAGATGGATTTGACCAACTTTGATTTCTACGACAACCTGACCACCTCGATTGCTCAGATTGGCAGGGTCATCCTTGACCTAATTCCCAAGATTTACGACACCGAGCGTGTTCTGCGGATCATTGGTGAAGATGGCAAGCCTGACATGGTGACTATTAACCAGCGCGTTCCGGATGACCTTGGGGCGGTTGAGCAGGTGCTGAACAACGTCACAGTTGGCAAATACGATGTGGTGATGGAAACCGGCCCTGGCTACAACTCCAAGCGTCAGGAGGCTGTTGAGGCAATGATGCCGCTGATGGCAAAGCCTGAATTGTTCAACGTGGCGGGTGATCTGGTGTTCCGAAACATGGATTTCCCAGGTGCGGAGCAGATTGCTGACCGATTGGCTGCGACAAACCCGCTGGCCCAGATTGACGAGAAATCTGATGTGCCGCCCATGATCCAGATGAAACTCATGCAAGCCCAGAAGCAGGTTGCTGATATGCAAGAGCAGATGACTGCCATGCAGATGTTCATCAAACAGCGCCAGGACATTGAGGAAGTGCGTCAAGCCCACGAGGACAAGCGCAAACTCATGGATGTCACGGAACGCGCGCACACCACCGAGACGATTGCCGAGGTCAAGGTTAACGACCAAAACACCCGTG